TTTGTATTATTTGGTGTTATAACATCTTTTTCAAATTTTGATTTTGATTCAAATATATTTTGTTCAAATCCCGCCTTTATTAATAAAGCACATTCTGAATTAGTTAAAATTTTATGTTTTCTAACATAATATTCTGACATTGTTTCCCCACTATTACTTTTATTAATTATACGTTTAAATGTACTTGAGGTTCCATTTTGGAACGTGGTACCAGTAAAACCAACATTATAAATTTTAAAAAGATATTCTTCACTACCAAACCCATCATCACCAAGTCCATTAACTTGAAAAATAGTTTCACCATTATAATTAAATGGTAATTCAACAAATTCTCCTGTTAATAACCCATGTTTCATGGGACATTTAAATGTAATATAATTACCATTGTCATCACTACCTGATGTTATTGTAAATGGTATTCCATCAGATGCCGCCCAAAACCAAGATGCGGTAGTTTCACTATCAATCGCAAATAATGGTTTTGTATAATCGTTACCATACGCATAACTCATATAATGAGTCCAATTATAAGTTGATGCACTTTTATTTATAAATGTTACATGGTTATTTGGTGGTTGAGTATATCCTACCACATTATTATCAACTCTAATAAAATCAAATTCAGAATATTGGGGGTAACCTTCCCAAGGGGTATTAGGATTTGTTGTTCCTGAAATTGCGTTATTAATCGCATTTGTATAATACAAATTATCTCTAAATGGTACATAAGTTGTTGATCCAGTGTATTCATTTTTAAATATAAAAGTGTATTTAGTTACAGGTCTAAAAATTGTTGACAATTGTCTTTCATCATCAAAAACCTGTTGTAAACTTAAATCAACGTTTCTATCAAATTCAACTATTTCTTTTTCAGTTTGTTCCAATGGAAGATCAATAAAAAGATTGGTGTCACTTGATCCTTTATATCTTAAACTACCTAATACAATATTTGTTGAGTTGTCTATCATTTTATCCTTCGGTATTTACGTATAATTTAACAAACTTATCAATTGCAGTTTTACCATTATTTAACCCAAAATAAAAATGGAATGGAGCTCCAACTAAAACTTGATTTGTAACTTGTGGTGTTGGTAATGGATTACCATTAACATCAAAATTGGTAATCATACCTAATTTTGTGGTTGAAGATTGAAAATATGGGTCAATATTAAAATCTAAGTTTTGATACCCTTTATGGAAGAAAGGTGAATACGTATACCAATTATTATTTTCAGACCCAAATATATTTGGTGATGAATCTATCTTCCATTGATAATGAGGAACATCTTGTGTCTTTGGAAAACCATAGTAATCTTGTATTAATGGTGATTGACTATATGTTTCAATGCCAGGGGCAAACCTTCTTCTATATTTATATTCATTAGTTGGGGTTTCAAAGAATATACCAAATACAGGTCTTGGTGGTGATTGGTTATCATCACCAAAATATATTGAGTTTGGATTAGGGTAATTTTCAAAAATAAATGGGTTAATTTTCCATTCAGAGTTTATTGATAATGCTTGAGCAAAATCACCATCTATTCTATCAGCCTTTCTAGTACTATTAAAGAATTGAATAATACCCTTACCTTCGGTACTACCACCACCTACTGAAATAGGTAAGATTGACTGTCTAAACGTATCATTTAATAATCTAGATAAAAATCCAATTTGGATTATATCTGACGTATCTTGATAAGAAGTAGATTTAACTTGATCAACCATATAACCATTAAAATTTGAACTATTACATATCTCAGTAATAAACTCATCTCTAGGTCCTAAATCAGTAATTGTTGTTGGGAATTGGATTTGTTTTTCATTATAACCTAATCCAGGATATCCAGTAACTATTGATGATGGCCAGTTTGGATTAACCAAAGGTTTGTTTTTACCAATAAATTCTTGTGTACTTTGTTTCCATGGTGAAGATCTATAATAGAAACCATTAGTTAATTCATTAAAAACAATAACATCATCACAAAAATTATATGTTGGGATAGTAGACAAGGCACCATATGTTGTGGTTTTATTAAATGAGAACATATATAAAACGCCATTTATCCAATTGTTTTGAAATGTTTGAGCAAATACACCACGACAAGCAGCAAAGGTAATTGTAAATCTTGTTTTCCATTCTAAAAATAATGCCACATCTTCACCATATTCAGTTAAATATTTTTTATTTAATAGACAATAACACCCACCTTTAACTCTACCTTCTGGAACAATACATTGATTTGCAGGTATAATAGATACATTATTGCCAGATCCCTGATAACATTGTAATGACACCATAGTATCACAATCAAAAGTTTGTGTAGGACTATCATATTCTTCTCCCGATATCTCAAGTGACATACCTGAACCTGATTGACCTTCGGTACCATCGGAAGTATAAAATGTAAAATTATTATTTTGGTGTACCGCAAAACCTGTTTTTGAGGTAGGAAGTCCATCTTCGGTTTTTGTAGATGTTGGTAATCGGTCACTTCTCATTACCATTTTAGTTTTATCATTAAAATTTACACCAGCTAATGTATATCTATAATATGCCGGTGAATATAACGCAGATAATTGGTTTGATGGTACATCACCTAGTTGACCCTTAGCTGGTTTTCCATTATCAGGAGTTTCTGCATTTACACTATTATTATTACAACTAGGGTAACCAGCATTACTTTTTTTCCCTAAAAATGTACCACCCCCAATGTATGGAGAATTAGTATATGGAGATCCTGGTATAATAAATGATGGTATCGTATAGAAACTTGATTGTAATATCGTTCTTGGAGTATTAGTTAATGAAGAAGATCCAATAAATTGCCATCCACTAACTGGTTGATAATTGGTAATTGCACCACTAGTGTCATCTGTGGAAAGATAGTAATAAGGATAATTTGATGTAAATGCCGTATAGTTAGGGTTAGCCCCAACCGCAGGTCCTATATTAAAATTATATGAAGGAAAATACAGATTAGTTGCACTATTTGTTGGGGTATTATGACTAGCAGGTTTTAATCCTGTTGGTTGTATTGGTACATTTAAATAATAATCACCTTCAGGTGTTATAACATTACCATAAGATTTACCAAATATTCTTGATAAATCGTATTTTATTTTTTGTGTTGCGGTATGAACATCAACCCCCCTATTTAAAATTATAATTTCAAAATCAGCATAGTTAGTCATTTGATCTAAAGCTTGTCCCGCATCATAAGTATTATAACTACCATCACAACAATATAAAAATTTTATTCTATGTTTTAAAAATGAACTTGTAGGAAATGTACCAGAGTTACTACTATTACCACAGATTGCCTGAAAAACAGAAACGGTCATACCTGTTATCATCTGATAATACTCCACATCGGTAGGGTATTGTAGATTTCCAACTTCATCACCACTAATTGATGACGAAATGTTTGAAATTGCAGGTTGGGTAATTATAAAAGATGTTGTATTTCCATTCGGATCATTAATATTTAAAGGGTTCGCATAAGTAACGGATATTGATGTTTGACCTGTTGTTGTTGTACCAGTGATTGAGTTATTACCTAATAAATTTAATGTAGCTCCCGTAATATTAATATTTCCATTGGATTTTGTTGGGTCATTAAAACTAATTGGTTTACCAACTTGCATTTGATCTTTAGTTCCTGGATTAGCCAAAAGAACTATTATTTGATCTTCAAAAAAAGTATTACCATTTAAAGATGGGTTAACAAAACTTTTTATTCTATTTGCACCACCATAAGAATCAAAATATTTATCTCTTGTGTTAAATTCATTTAATTTTTGAGGAAAAGTTGCGGTTATAGGAAATGCCCAATTTCTTGGGTCTTGACCAACATTATCCCAAGCCGCAAATAGGAATGGTTGTGGTGCGTGATACAACGCAAATTCATTATCAAATATTGTTGTTTTATTAACCTCATTAGGGTCTGTAGATGATGATAATATATCATAACCCGAAAAAAGTCTATTGTAGTCGGCAATACCTCTTGCAGCAACCTGAGGTGTAATATCTTGTTTCATTGCCGAAGTAGTTAATGATGGTAAATGACAATCTATACATACACTTGTTGCACCGTCAAGACAATCTCCATTCCAAAATGGACCATCATTTGCATCTGTTTGATCCTCAATAGGATTGTTTTGGGCATTAGGATGTTGAACATCATACGCACTTGGCATATTAACCGGAGCTAAAAATCCTTTATTTTGAGCAAGTTGTTGTTGATTAGTATTTGATTGCTCTGAGGTAATTGCGTCATTAACTGTATTTTGATCAATATCATCCTCTAAAGTTGCCGGACCACAATCACAATCACAACTTGTACATTCAGGATAAGACATCATAGGTAAACCTATTCTTGGGAAATTTTTTATCTTAAGAAGGTATTTTACTGTAAAAGCAATAAATGCTATTGATAAACCTATTCTAAATATAAACGATACAAACTTTGCCACAATTCTTAAAATCAAACCTATATTAACTATAGGTCCACCTGGAACTGAAAACGCAAAATTCTCTAATGTTGAGTTAATCCAATCAATCATTTCCGATATTGCATCATAAAGGAAATATATTCCCAAAACGATTAATATATACTTTAATACAGGCCACATCCATGCTATAAAGTGAGCAACAAATAATAATACTATTAATGGGTATGCCAAAATACTCATAAAGACATTAAAAATGAAAAATATAGCGTCAAAATTTTTAATAATGTCGTTAGAAGGAAATGTATTTACCGTTGATTTACAAGCCCTATTATCAATTTCTTTAATCCCTAAGTGTCTAGCCCTACCAACCCCATTTTTGTATCTATCAAGGAACATTGCAGTAGTATAAACTTTATTGTAGTTCATTTCATAAAACGTATCCTCACAATTAATTGCAGATATTGGGTCAACATAATCATCCCAATCTAAACTAAAACTATATGACCTCAATAAATCAAAATAACCTTGTGGAAAGAATGTAAAATCAAATTGTTGTGGTTGTGTATTATCAACAGGATTTGAATCTATTGATATTAAATCACCAACATTAACAGGTATAACCATAGTATCTCCATAATATGGTAGTCCGTTAACATAAACGGTAAAAGTGTCGGAATTAGTCTTCCCATTAAATAGTAACCCACCTTCAGTAAATGGAGGTAATGGATCACTTGTAATATTACCAGCAGTTGTATTAAATATTGTTGAAACTGCTGAAGTTGGATCAAACGGATCTGTACCACTGGTATTCCAACCATGTTCTTTAATATTTGGAACTAAAAAATTTGCTCTTTGAAAATCATTCTGTAACCCACCTTCATTACTCCATTTAAATTTAAATCTATACCTTCCTTTTGTTGGTATTCCTTTTGTTGGGTCATTTGAAATTATTTGTTCTCCAAATTCATTAGTTATTATGTAATCCAAATTCATTGGTACATTTGCCAAAAAAGACCCATCACCATCTATAATTTTTCCATCTTGTTCAAATTTATATTGTTCAAGAATCGGTAAATTATTTTTATCGGGATATATTGTTTGCCTAATCGCTAATATTTGTCCAGGCCCCGCAATTAATTCACATAAATTTCCTGTATTATTTTTTGGTTTACAAGTTGTTTTAAGAGCATCTTCATTAGTTGTAGAAATAAGAGACCCAATAAAAATAGCGGTAGGATTAATCGTTACATTTGCTTCATTAGTTAAATCAAAATCAACTCTTGTAATACCTATTTGACAAATGTCTTCTTGACCCCAAAGAGGTGATATATCAACATTTCTATTTACTGTTTTTATCTGTGGTAATTCACTTAAATTTGATGAAGATTTGAATGTTGACCCATTAACTTGTGTTTGAGTTGCTTGACCCGCATTAATTAAATCTTGTGGTGTTAATGAAAAACATCCAATATCCGATAAATCAACATCCATAAAAACGGTTTGATCACCAATTGGAACTCCAAAAATCATATAGTCACCACTATCATTTGTTTTAACGGTATATTTGTAATATTTGTCATAAACCTCAATGTATGTTTGGTCTATTAAAACTTCTTCTCTATTTGGAAATGTCCCTGTTGCTGCATGAACACTATATGATGGATCATGAGGTAATAAATTATATCTATATCCTAACTCATTATTATCTGATAATGTTTTATATGGGTATAATTCAGATATTGTGGGATTTAATTCATCTTCACTAGATAATGGTATGAATATAGATACTTTAGCGTTTGGTAACCCAAAACCACCATTTACAAGAACTCTACCAACCACAACACCATAGTCAGAACACACCTTTGTATAAAGGTCTGATTGATTTATTTTTAAAGATAGGATCTCTAAAAAATCAAAATCTTGGTCTAATTTTACATTGATGTATTTGTCAACCCCTACTTGAGTCCTTATTCTATATGATTTTGGCATTAAAGTCTTTTTTGATAAATAGTTTATTTCCTATTTTCAAAAAATAGTTCTAATTAAAAAAAAATAAATTATTAGGAAAAATTAACCGTACTTAAATTAATGATCCTAACATTGATATCTTTATTAGGAAATCTAATTTGGTAGATTTGAGTAGGTTCAGCAAAAATTGTATCGGCAATTAATTGAATTTGTTTAGTTGCCGGATCTAAATATTTTTGAGATGTTTGATTTGAAGAGTATTGTCCCCCAACTTTATTAAAGAATTCCATATCAGAAATACTTATTATCCCATTTTCCGCTTGGATTAATCTTCTCAATTCAGATACCACAACATTTTGACCTAATTGTCTTGTCGTAGGACTAAAGTATGTTGTAATAATATCAATAATTTTAGATACGACCGCGCCTTGATTTTGACTAGCATCTAATACAACATCAACATTAACCGCCAAATCAATTGGGTTTGCACTTTCTATTGAAATATAGTCGTTAATCATCCTATAATTTGATAGGTAGTTTGCAACATTACTTTTTAATGTATTAGAAACCGTATCAGTTAAATTACCACTTGTGTCGTAAGATAACATTTTTATCTTTATCATATTATTCTCTTCCGTAATTGCAACTTTTGCCGGTGCTCCGAACTGAGATGGCATTGTTCTAATAATTGATTCGTAGTCATTTATTGTAACCGCTCTGTTTTGTGCTGAGAAGTTATAGGATACCATATTTCTTACTTCTTCAAGTGTTGGTGCATTTGCCCCTCCAATCGCTGCAGTAACGTTATTACATTTCAATGTATTAATAACAGATCTGTTAATACTTTCTGATGGCCCATTAACAAAGAATGAAACCGTACCAATTTGATTGATTACATTAACACCTAAATTAGTTGCTTGTCCACCACCAACTCTATATTGTATAAACAATGTTGTGTTTGACTTAAGAGCCGCACCTAAAGCTAAATTATTAGAATATTTATTTAAATCAAATCCTTTACCCGATCTTGCAAAATCTCTAAGTTGTTCTTCAGCAGAAACATTACCACCACCAAATGTCATTTTTAAATAACCTTCAGGTGTATACTCAGATGTAAATTTAGTGTTAGTTAAAATATATTTACCAACCTTAGTGCCAGGTTGATCAGAAACCTTAGTTGGATCTTCAATGAATACTCTGTCTTCGGCAAGTGCCTTAACTTCATACCATCTATCATTTAACCCTAAAAAGTCCTGTGGATTTGGAATTGTATTAAATTGAGTCCCATCTTTTAAAAGGACACTTGTTATACCTAAAACATTTTTTTCAGGTAAGAATAATTCAAAGAATGGTTTTACATCATTTGGCGTAATAACTCGTTTGAATACTTTTGTAAACCCGTTTACAACAACTTCCCTTTTTACAATGTTGTAATTTAATATTTTACCATTAGCATCAAAGTTAGGTATCTTTAATCTATTTAATGTTCCTTCAGAATTTATTGCTGAAGCAAAATCAATATCATAAACGGTTTCAAATGGTTGACCAGCACCACTTACTTGGGATCCTCTTCTTAGAATACCACAATATCTTAAATCTTCTCTATCACCAAATGCGGGAACCGTTATTGAGAAATCTACTAATGCCACCGAAGGTCTTTGACCCGGAATTTTTAACCCGTAAGTCTTAGCGATATTATAAACTGAAGATTTTTGTTGAGCAAATTGTAATACCGTTTCTTGAATACTTCTATCAATATTAAATTGTAGGTTGTCCGTAACGGCAGCATTTAAATCTAACATTACTGAGAAAACCCCAGCATCGTTAAAGTTCTGTACTAAATCAGGATAATAAGTACGGGTAAAGTTAATTAACTCAGTTCTTATTCCTTGGAAATCTCTAGTCGTGTATGATATTTTTTTCTCAGCCATATACTATTAAATATTGATAATAACAAAATCACTACTTTCAAAGGCTTGATTTGTGACCTTATAGTCTATTTTAATTTTTGCGGTATGTTCTTTTTCACTTATACCTTGTACTTTAAATTCTCTTTCTCCGTCAGGATTAATAAAAGTACCCTTATCTTCTTCACCTAAAGAAGCGTCGGTTATTGAAATATTTGTTATCTGTACACCAGGCATGTATTTTTCAACAGAATCCCTAATTTCACCTTCAATTTCACTAAATGTGGGTCCATCAAGAGGTTCAAAAATATATTCATACAATCTTGTTCCAAAATCAGGAAGATAATATCTATACCCTTTTTTAGTTAATAATAAATGAATTAAATTACTTCTTACTTCCTCTTCAGTTGTATCAGAAACATCCAAATATTTACCAACGTAAGATTCCCTAAAAGGAAAATTTACCCCATATGTAATTCCATTTGCCATATCTTATAAATATAGTATCTATGTGTTTTGAATAAATACATATAAAATAAAAAATCACGACCTAAGCCGTGATTTCCCATTGTAATATAAGATTCATACTAAGATGAACATCCGAAACATTCAAACTCTGAACTATCAGGTTTTTGTGGTAAATTCATATTTGAAAAATCTACTTTAGGTGTTTCTACTTTTTTAATTGGTTCTCTTTTTGTCATATCCAATGCTAAGTGTTTCGCTCCTGTTGAAATTGCCTTTGTTCTAACGTAGTAACAAAGTGTTTTCAAACCTTTCTCCCAAGAGTGGAAGTGTGATGAGGTAATCTTTGACAATGTTGGATTTGACATATAGATATTCATTGATTGTGATTGATCAATAAATGGTGCTCTGTCTGCCGCCATGTTGATAAGTTCTTTTTGTGAGATCTCCCAAATAGTTTTGTACTTAGGGATTAAATGCTCAATTCTTTTAACTTTCTTATTATAATGTTTGTCTTCAGGATCTAAGTAGTTATTGAAATTAATGTTTTGGATTGAACCCTCATTCATAATAATTTCATTTTTCAAATCTTCAGACCATATACCAATTTTCTCAAAGTCCGCAATTAAGTATTTATTCACAATCATAATTTCACCACCAACAACTCTTCTGTTAAACAATGCTGAGTGAGCCGGTTCAGTCATTTCAAATGATCCTGTAATTTTAGCGGAAGATGCAACAGGCATTTGTGCCGTGAATAATGAGTTACATACCCCATACTCTTTAACATCTTCTTTTAATTTATTCCAATCCCAATATCCTGACAAATCATTTTCATTCAAATCCCACATATCAAATTGGAAAATACCTTTAGACATAGGTGATCCCTTAAAGTGTTTGTATGGTTCGTGTTTACCATTTTTACATAACTCATTACTTTCGTATACCGCCCCGTAATAGATGGTTTCAAAAATTTGTTTGTTCAAGATTTTTGCTTTTTCGTCTGTAAAGATTAAGTCAAGTAAGTAAAATACGTCAGCCAAACCTTGTGTTCCGATAGCAATTGCACGTTGTTCTAAACCACCTTTTAATCCTTTTTGTGTTGAGTAATTATTAATATTTACAACTTTATTTAAAGTTCTAACTACTTTTCTTACTTCATTAAACAACAATTGGAAATCAAATTTACCATTAGTGATAAAGTTTTTAAGTACTATTGAAGATAATGTACAGATAGCCGTTGTTTCCTCATCTGTGTACTGATAAATCTCATTACAAAGATTAGACTGTTTGATCACACCGATGTTTTGGTGGTTAGTCTTTCTGTTTGCACTATCTTTAGAACATAAATAAGGGATACCACTTTCAACTTGTGATTCAATAATTTTAGACCAAATGTCTTGTGCTTTAACTTTTTTGCCCAACCCTAAAGAAACCGCTTTATTGTAATTTTCTTCATACTCATCACCAAATGATTCTTGTAATGGTTTGATACCTGCAGTGATAATATCGTTAGGACAGAATAAATACCATTCAGTATTGTCTTTTACCGCTCTCATGAAATTATCAGGGATCCAAAGTGCCGTAAACAAATCTCTAGCTCTCAATTCTTCAGCACCTGTGTTCTTTTTAATTTCCAATAAATCAAAAATATCTTTATGCCAAGGTTCAAGATAAATTGCTGCCGACCCTGGTCTACGACCTTGTTGGTTAAAGAAACGTAAAGATTCATTAACTATTTTAAGGTATTTTAATAAACCACCCGCATAACCACCTGAACTTGATATTCTACTTTCTTTACTTCTAATGTTAGACATTGATAGTCCAATTCCCGCAGCGTCTGAAGAATAAGTTGATATATCCGTTAATGTATTTAACAATCCACTTCTTGAGTCTGAATTATTATAGTGTAAAACACAAGATGCTAATTGAGGTACCTTTGTACCCGCATTAATCATAATTGGTGTTGCCTTAGATATAAGTTGATTTGATAATGATTTGTAGTACTCAACCGCCTCCACAAAGTTATCTGTAACCCATAATGCGACCCTCATATACATATGTTGTGGTCTTTCAACTACAACACCATTAGGTCTTTTTAACAAGTACATTTCTTGTAAAGATCTCCAAGCAAAGTAATCAAAATTATAATCATTATCGTGATTAATTACCTCATCAATACTATCCTCACCATATTCTTTAATGGTCTCAATCAATTTTTCATTGATGATACCATCACCAAATAACAAATTCATAGTTTCTGAAAAACTTGGATTGGTTTCTTTATGGTATGAAGAAATTGCAACTGAAGACGCTAATCTTGAGTAATCGTGGTGACTACCAGTGTAAGATGCCGCAATCTCGTAAACTAACTTATCTAATTCTTTTGTTGTTATTACACCCTCAGTTGGTACTGAAGTAATAACCTTAATAAAAATCTCATCTGAATTAACATTCAATCCTTTTGCTGCTTTTTTAACACGGTTGTAAATTTTCTGTGGGTTAAACGTTACATTATCCCCATCTCGTTTTAATATTTTAAGTGACATCATAATTTTTTAATATTTAAAAATCTTCTTCAAACGTAATCGTTTCGTTCAATTTTGCTTTTTGGTATTCCATTGTTCTAGACTCAAAGAAATTACCTTTTGTTTCAACCGCAATCTGTTCCATAAACTTAAATGGTTGTTCAACGTTGAATTCTTTACTACAACCAAATTTAACTAAAAGTCCATCAACAACAAACTCCAAATATTGTTTCATCAAGTTTGAGTTCATCCCAATTAATGATACAGGTAATGACTCAGTAATGAATTCTTTTTCAATTTCTAAAGCCGATAACAAAATCTCCTTAATTCTTTTTTCAGATGGTTTTTCCTCACAATGGTTGTTCAATAAGTGAATTGCAAAATCACAATGTAAGTTTTCATCTTTAAAGATAAGTGTATTTGCATTACACAATCCTTGCATAATACCTCTTGATTTCATCCAAAATATTGAACAGAATGATCCTGAAAAGAATATACCCTCAACCGCAGCAAATGCCACCAATCTTTCTTGGAAAGATCCATTATCAATCCAATCAAGAGCCCATGTCGCTTTTTTCTTAACTGCTGGTAAGTTCTCAATCGCATTAAAACACTCATCTTTTTCTTTTGGATTACTAATGTAAGTATCAATCAATAACGAATACATTAATGAGTGAATATTCTCCATCGCCAACTGAAATCCGTAGAAAAACTTAGCCTCAGGATATTGTACTTCACGATAGAAGTTCTCCGCCAAATTTTCATTTACAATCCCATCAGAAGCTGCGAAAAATGATAATACATTCTTTACAAAGAATTTTTCATTATCTGTTAATTTTTCCCAATCACGAATATCATTCGTTAAATCTACTTCTTCTGCCGTCCAAAACGCCGCCTGATGCATTTTGTAGTATTCCCATATGTCATTGTGTTCAATCGGGAAGATAACAAACCTGTTAGGGTTTTCCTTTAATATTTTTTCCATTTTTTTTCTTAAAATTAATTAGTTTTTGTTTCGTCTTTTTGTCTTTGTTGTCTTTTTTCTAACAACTCTTTGACTCTTAGTCGTTGTTTTTCTTCTTTTTGTTCTTCCAACCCTAAGAAAGTCATAGAACTATCGGTGTCAATGTCTAACATTGCATTATCAAATTTACAATTCTCAAATACAACTCCGTCATCACCAACCCTTGATTTTGTAATTGCTATTGTTGCTAATTTCATTTCTTTTTGTTGAAGTGTTTTTGCCACCGTAATAATAACGTGACCAACTTGTGCCTTTTTAATTGATCCACCCATTTGATCAGTTGTTACAACCTCAGAAGAAATAGAACTTCTATTACCTTGTGTTGCGGTCCATCCAACTAAATCCATTTCGTGACACATTGCTTCAAATGCTCTCATTACAGATCCTTCACTCTTCCATTCATCACCTAAATTCTTATCAGGAACAACACAATCAATGTAATCAAGTAATACCATATCAATCTTATTACCATCAGCAACCATCTTTCTTATTTGATTCTTAATTTGTGACATGGTTACCGTATCAGATGGTAACTTATTCATAATTAACTTATTTGGCATAGATTCCTCAATATCTTTAACCTTTTTGATAACTTCGTCTCTTTTTTCTGATAATTCATCAGGGTGAATCTTAGTCCAAAGTGTGTAGTGTTTTCTTTGAATTACCTTTGGGTTATCTTCAAAAAAGATCTGAAGTACGTTGTTTCCTAAGTTAAATGCGTGGTTAGCAATTTTAGTTAAGATTGTAGATTTACCCACACCCGTTGGTGCTAATATAACCCCAATCTCACCTTTAGCCAAACCACCTTTAAGTAGTCTATCAATTCCAGGTATTCCCATTGGAATTGGGTGTCTATAGTCTTCATCAAGGACCTGATCAATATTGGAGAAGACATCCATTGAACTTGTGTCTTTAGCTCCTACTTGTAAAGCTCCTCTAACCATTTCCTCAAGGGCATCATAGTTCTCAAATTCACCACCATCAATGATTTTTTGAGCTTTGGTCATAACCTTTTGAAGTTCCTGTTGTTTACAGAACTTTAACGCCTTTTCCTGTACAAAAGCTACGCCATCAATAGGTGCGTCCTTAATTTTCTTAATTGTATCCAATACTATCTTGGATGCAATCTCTTGTTGTAGTTCAGATTTAGTAATCTGTTCTAATGTCTCAAATGATGGTGTGTGATCATATTTTGTATAATACTCTCTGATCATTTGGGTAATTATTTTAAAGTATTTATTTTCAAAATAATTGTTTTCAATCACATCAATGATTGAATGTGAAAAATCTTTATCTAAGATAATTTGATTAAGTAATTGTAATTGGAATGTGTTTCCTAGATACTCAAAATTTTTGTTTGTCGCCATAATTTTCCTTCTGTTAGTAAAGATAAATACTATTGGTTTTGGATAAATTCAGGGTAAAAATAATTAAAATTTTTGCCTGAAAAAATGTCAGTCAGGTCGTTTAATATACCTTTTAGCTTTGGGCGTAGGTCTACGGTGTATCTTACCTTTGGGGGATACACTTTAGCATCAAACCTTCTATGACAAATTGTCAGGTCCCCAACCTTAATATAAAGGTTAAAATTTTCATCTCCGTCAGTAATTGACGTATTTAAAATTGCTGGATTCTCAGAAATTTCATATTTGTTGTCTAACATATAGACCACCGATCTCATTTTCAAATCATATTGTAATTTACGACATACCATACTCATATGGTCATAAAAATCCTCAGATTTGTGGGCATTTTTGTTAAATCCTTTAACATTAAAAAAACGTTGTACTACAATGTTATCATTACACATTAATAGGAATTCAACTTTTGTTACATCTTGATCTTTCATTTTGTTTTTGTTTTTACTTTTTGTTTCTAAATTTTGTTTTTTCTTTTCTTGATAATTTTAAAAATGGTTTTAAAAAATTAACCCAAGAGTCATCACCTTTTGGTAGGTATTTGAAGAACCCGTCATCCATCATCATTCTAATTAGGTTTCTATGCCCTCTCCCATCGGGATCCATCGATTCAGAGTAATATTCCCTAACCATTTCTTTACCCTCTTCGTTAATTAAAGGTTCTGACAAATCTACGAGTTTTTTATTGATTTTAAAAAAATCATCACCCATAATACCTTCTTTGGTTTTTCCACTGAGTAGATTCCCTAAAACAACATTTTTTTGTTGTTCTTTTAACAATAACTCACCCTTTGTTAAAATATCGGTTAAAGATATCTCCGAATCAAGTATTTCAGGGAAAAACTTAATTAAAGTTTTCTCACCCATTAAACTTATTCCATCAATGTTATCCGACGTATCTCCAGCAAGGATCTTAAATGTCATAACATTATAATGAGGAATTGAACAATCTTTAAATTTAATGTTGTCCCCAAATCTATAATATGACTTTAAGTTTGGTGAATAGATTAATACCTTTTCTGAAATTAATTGAGTTAAGTCTTTATCACTTGAGAATATCGTTTTCTCTTCATCTAAAGAGATTTGACAATAGTAGGCAATAAGATCATCCGCTTCCGAATTTTCAACCTCTAATTGTCTTATAAACATCTCTTCAAGATATTGTTTAACCCTTGTTTTTTGTTTGTTAAATGAATCTGTCTTCTCCTCATCATTAGGAGAAGACTTACGATTCATCTTATATTTTGGATATATTAATTTTCTTTGTGATGAGTTTGTATCACTATCCCAAAAGACCATAACTTTATTAAAATTAGTTTCTTCTAAAAATTTACGAATTGTGTTAAGAAAATGCCAAGTCCCACCAATGTGTTCACCATTATTATAAAAATCCTTAACTCCGTGAAATCCTATTTTTAATAAATTGTTACCATCAACAATTAATGTTTTGACCATTTAAATTTTTTAAGTCGTTTGAAATACTTTTTACTCGTCAGAGTCATCATCAGATTCATCCAAAGAATAATCTGAATACCCTAATTTTGTTTCCCAATAATCAGAATATTCTTTCTTATAGTTATCCAAAGATTCTTTTGTGTCTGTAATATAACCTTGTGGTACTGCGATGATCTTACCATCTTTATACCCAAGACCATTAACGTGATTTTTTAATATTGAAATCTTAGTTCTAATTGCAAACGATACTTTTCTACCATTCTTAGTTGCATCAATGTGACTAATACCTGCTTTTTTCTGATTACCAAATAAGAACACTAATGATGATGCCAACCATACCGCTTCACCACCTTTGGCCTTAATTTCAGGTTGTCCAAATGGATTATCAGGAAGTAACACCCAAGGTTGATTTAAAATAACCAAAGTGTTGTAATACGGATATTCTTCTTTTTTAGATTTTGAAATCCTTGAATGAATTCCCATACCAATTTTATCTGCTAATACTTTTGCGTTGTGCATTCCACCACCTTTACCATCAAAAGTCATCTGACAAGGTATACTACCGATACTATCCCACAAAAATAATAAACTATAAGGAATATCACCTTTTTCTTGAGCATCAAGAATATCATTAATAAATTCAGTTGCTTGTTCAATCACATCAAACGAATCGTTAAAAATAAACATACCATCATACTCACCAAGTTCGTTTTTTTCTGCCTGTAACCCTAATTCAATAGCGTGTTCCCAAGACCATTTTTTCTCAGTAATAATAAGAATAGGTAAATGTCCTTTTTTCTGAGCGTCTGCTGCGGCAAGGATCATTGCCGTTGTTTTTGAAGTATTTGAATGCCCTAAAAACATATTTATACCCCCCATAATAGGTCCCGGTAATCCAGATGACCCCAAAAAAGCCTCTCCAAGATTATAAAAACTTTCTGGCTTGTATTTTGTTTTTGTTGAGTACTTACCTTTGATTGTCTCTAAAGATATTTCTCTTTTTCTTATCGCCATGTTATTGTGTAATTGCTGAATTATATTTACGAATTTTTTCCAATGACTCAAGTTTATCTTGTGCATTAGCGAATTTTTCAACCAACTTATCCATTTCTTCAAGATGTTGTGGGTGTTCACCAATACCAACAGGTGAAGTTAAATAAACTAATAATGTTGCCTCCGCTTCTGCCATTTCACTACGGTATTTTAAGGACAACGCCTCATACATTTTTTCTGCTATTTTGCTCATTTTTTTTTGATTTTAAAAAATATGGACACTCAGTATTTCCAAGTGTCCATATTAAAGTTTAATTAGAATGGTAAATCTTCGTCAACTTCTTGATTAGACTGAGGATCAGCCTTTTTAACTTCAGACTTTACACTTCCACCCATAGAAATCTCTTCTTCTTGATTATTTGAGTAGATGTATTTTCCTGCGTCAGTGTCCCAACGTGGAGTTTCACCTCTTGCAATTGATTCAAGATATTCAACAGGTTTCTTAGAGTATACGTTCTCCCAAGTCAACTCATTGTTGACCCATGTTGATGATTGTTCAGCATCTTCATGTGTTGGTGCCGGATCGTCATACATAACGGTTTGGATAACCGTATACGTTGCTCCTTTTGGGGTTTTTGCCTTTGTAAGTTCAAGGATTAAGTCACGACCAGTATCAGAGTCAGTAACATCACCTTTTGCTTTCCAAATTGGAATAATTTTGTCAAGGATTCCTTCTTGTTTGTAATTGTGTTTAAATCTCCAAAATTTAACACCATCTTCTTCGTGGTCACGGTCAATTACTTTAACAATATAAAACTTACGTGCCTTGTATTGTGTTGCTAATTGTTTGTCGGATTCACGACCTGTTGACATTAACTCGTCATATACCTCATTCAAAGGTGAACGTTCGTTGTCATTTTTTCCTGGATCATAGAACTTCTGCCATTTGCCATCAACATTGATTTCGTGAAACCAAACTTCCTTAAAAGGAGATGATCCATCAGTTGTAGGTAAAATACGGATTGTTCGTTGACCTTGTTTTTCGTTATCCTTAAGGATTGCTGCGAAATACTTTTTCATTCTTTCTTCTTGTGTGAATTTTGAAGTGGAAGAAGAACCACTTTGTTTTGAACTCTCATACTGAGCCAAAACTGCATCTAAAACATTGTTTGTCGCCATTTTGTATATATTTATTAAAGGTTTACGTAGAAAATATAGTTATAAAAAGTAGGGTAGTCAATAAAATATTTAAAAAAAACTTGAGAGGGACATTGATGTCCCTCTCTAAAGTATTACATCATATTTGTGTCTTCGTCGTCGTAATTATTAAATGAAGTTTCAACATCATTTGTAGAGTAATTATTAGCATCATCAGTTGTTAAAACATATTCATTTTTACCCGATTTTTCCATATCAGGTTCTTTGTCTTGAAAGAAGTCAGATAATTTTTGGTTAAAAGGACCTGAATCTAAACTTCTTAGTTCTAATTTCTCTTGTGGAGTTTTTGGTCTAAATTTATCAAACTTAGTTTCTAAGTTATTTATGGTTGTTACCAAACCATCCATTTCACCTAATTTTTCCTCAAGAGTTTTTAGTTGAGCAAATAAGTTATCAAAATATTCTTCTTGTTTTTGTTCCATATTTTTTTGACTCTTAACTAAATCTGTAACATCTAATTCTTCTTTGTTTTCTTCTTCTTCTCCCTCAGCACCAAGTTCTTCTACCTCAGGGTCGGTTGCAATATCAATAGGTGCTGCCGGTGGAATTGGAGCAACTGCGTTAGGGTCTGTGGGCGCAGCATTAGGATCTGCTGGAGGTGCCATAGGATCTACAGGTGGTGCCATAGGATCTACAGGTGGTGCCAACGCTGGATCTAATGCCGGATCAACTTGTTCAATTATGTATTTGTTAATAGAATTAAATCTACTTATTTCTTTTAATATTTTTTTATCTATTGCCATGATTATCCGTTTAATAATTGTTTAATTCCTGTTTTAGTTTCTACTTGGATTTTTTTGAATGTGTTCATAGTATTATCAACTCTCTCAATTAATCCATCTTTTATTCTAAGCGTATAACAATCTCCAGTGTCTAAGTCACAAACTTCTTTGTACCCATTACCTTTATCTTTCTCTGACACTCTTGTGTTTTTACCCAAGTAGTTGTCTAAAATTAATTTTGTATCCATAATTGTTTTTATTTATAAATATCTAGTTATTCAATAAAATTAATTTAATGACCTATATATATCTACAGACTGTTTTACTTTATTTTGTAATGTGTTTTTATCTTGTTCCGTCATTTCAGTATAAACATTATCAGGTTGTATTTTAGGATACTTAGTTACATATAGTTGAACTATCTCCTCATCGGTAGCGGTTTTTATTAAAGATAAACTATCTTTAAATCTACCAATTGCAAAATCCACAAATTTTTCAGCAGATATAAATGATACTATAGGTATATTCAAATTAGTACCCCTGGATAAACAATAGAATTTTTTATTAGTTGTCGACGCTAATATTGCCCCATAAGTTTCAGTTAAATTAATGGTACTATAATTATTCTCATAAGCTTTCATTCCACTTGATGATGCCGAATCTAAATAAATAAACGAGAATAAAACTCCTGATAATTTTACAAAATTTTCATTTGGAGTTGTAGCCCCACCACTTGTGGTTACTTTTGGTATTCCACTTGCAACAATCCTATCTTCAAGTAATTTTTTAAAGTCCTTATATGATATTTGAGTTGATATTGGGTTATCTAATGGTGTATATCCAACATAACCACTATTAATTTTATCAGAACAATCTTGATTTTTAGTTATTGTATCAGTACCAGTTACATTTGAAACCA